ATTTGTAAAATAAAAAATATACCTTTTGATAATACTGGGAATTTTATAAGTAACATAATCAAACCAATCATTAAAGCAAAAAATATAGCAACACCTATTATAGTTTTCAAAACATTCGGTCCTACATCATTTTCAAATAACCAAGTTGGAATTTCTACAAAAAAATATCTTAACCTATCCCATATACCTGCACCTGCAAAATTCGGCATATTATCGGTAGCAGTCGCCTTATTCCAAATAAAACCACCAATCCCTAATAAACCTGCTACACCAAAAATGGTTAAAAATAATATATTCGTAAATGAAGCATAACCATCTAAAGCACCTGGTAATTTAAACATAATACACCAACCTAATACAATTAATATTATAGATATAAATGTTGTAACTGTTTTAACAGCAAACCACCCTGGATATAATATTCTATAATCATTTAATTTTTTTACTAATGTTACTAATATCATCATAGAACTACCTAATAACCTAAGTACTAATTCTATAGATATCAATACTGCTATTACTATTAAAAATGTAAGATAACCAGACATAATATATTAATCGTATATTTATTTTTCTAAATTACTCATCATTGTTTTCTTCCCATGACAATTTCTACATAATGCTTCTAAATTCGTGACATGATTTGAACCACCGTGTTGTAACTCTATTCTATGATCTATTTCAAAGGTCGCATCTAATTGTGCGTTACAATGTTTACACTTCCAATTTTGCTGTGCTGCAATATATTTTTTTTTCGTTTCACTTACACTACGTTTTGTAGAAGAACCGCCAGAACCTAACATTCTCTTCATTTGTGGTGTATTATTTTGTCCTAAATTATTCATTTCATCCTTTAAATTTGAAAAATCAAAAAGTGGACCCAAAATATCTTTCGTGTTTTTATCTACAGGCATATACTTAATAATATTATTAGCATGTACTAATAAACCTCTTGATTTAATAGGGCTCTTTTTTATAAAAAGATAGAGAGAAAACCCAGTAAATGCATACATTGCCATTTGTATATATTTCTTTTTTAAATGAAACATTTGGGTATACTTTCCATCATGATAAGCATTTGCTATCAAAAATGCTGTTATTGTAAATATAAGAATATTTATATTCATATATATACATCAAATAATATTTATCTTCTACGTTGCGCTCTTCGCCGCTTTCTTCTACACGATTTTCTCTTTGTTCTCTTTTTTAAAAAGAGATTATTTTGTATAAAGGTAATAAGTGATACCTATACCACTAATAAGGAAACCTAACTGTATATATTTTTTACGCTCTCTATATAGTTCTTGTTTTTTCACAGAATCAGGTTTATATAATTCATAGTATTTTTCTAAACTCTCCCTAAATGATAGACTATTCCAATCCATTATTTTATTAAATTTATTATTAATAAAATGAGTCCATTTCATAAATGATTCTCTGGAACTTAAATAAGGTGTAACAGGATATTCATCTAACATTTTAAGAAAAGTAGAACCCATAGGTTTTTCAGGGAGAAGTAATGGTAAATTTTGAATAAAATCATAATATTTTTTCTTAGTAACATCATTCGGTCTCATAGGATAATTAATAGAAATTGTTTGCATTATAAATTGGAATCTAGGGAGCCATATATCAGGTTTTAGTACCATTTATAACCAAAGGATATAAAAACATTTTGATTTGAACATATATATATAATGTTAAGCATATCAAGTTTTTGTAATAATTGTGGTAAAAGCGGTCATTCTTATTCACAGTGCCATAAACCAATAATAAGTATAGGTATAATAGCTACCCATTTATCAAATAAAGAATATAAATATTTATTAATATGTAGAAAGAATAGTTTAGGGTATGTGGATTTTTTAAGAGGTAAATATCCGTTATATAACGTATATTATATACAACGATTAGTAGATGAAATGACAAATGAAGAAAGAGAAAATATAATAAATAAAGATTTCAAAGAATTATGGCATGATTTATGGGGGGATTTTGTAGGATTACAATATCGAGGTGAAGAATATTCCGCAGCAGAGAAATTTAGACAAATAAAAAGGGGTGTAAAAAATGGTAAAGAAGATTATGATTTAAGAAGTATAACAATGAATAGTAAAACATCATGGGAAACACCTGAGTGGGGATTTCCAAAAGGGAGAAGAAATCAAAATGAAAATGATAAAACAGCAGCATTGAGAGAATTTCAAGAAGAAACTGGTTATTTAAGTGAAAATTTAAATGGTATAAAAAATGTGATGCCTTTTGAAGAAATTTTTACAGGAACTAATTTCAAATCATATAAAAATATATATTATTTAATGTATTTGGATAAAATAGAAAAATATAATAATTTTCAAAAAAGTGAAGTTAGCCAGATTAAATGGTGTAATTTAAAAGAAGCATTAAATCTTATTAGACCTTATAATTTAGAAAAAAAAGAAATTATTAATAATATAGATGAAATATTAAATAAATATAGTTTAATCTCATAATATATTAATGCAAGAAAGTTGTGAATCATTATCCGAATTTTATAATAATGCAAAAGTTATAGATAAAACAGATGTAAGGTATAATAAACATCTAAAATGTATATCAAAAAAAAATGAAAAGAATTTTAGAAAAGGTGATGAAGATTTAGCATTATACCCACATCTAGATGACTCGAGATTTAATGCAAAAATAAATATTAAAAAGGAATTTAATGATGTGAAATATGAAGAGAAAACAGCAGAAGATTTTGATAATATTATAAAAATTAGTGATAAAATTTGTATATCAAAAGAATTTGAATTAGAACCACATCAAATGTTTGTAAGAAATTTTTTATCATTTCAAACACCATATAATGGTCTATTATTATTCCATGGTTTAGGTACTGGTAAGACTTGTTCTGCTATATCTGTATGCGAAGAGATGAGAAGATATAATAATCAATTAGGTATAAATAAAAAAATTATAGTTGTAGCATCACCAGCAGTACAAGAAAACTTTAAAATTCAACTATTTGATGAAAGAAAATTAAAAGAAATACAAGGTCATTGGAATATAAAAGCATGTACTGGGAATAGTTTTTTAAAAGAAATTAATCCTATGAATATGAAGGGATTAAGTAGAGTGAAAATAATCCGCCAGATAAAAATAATAATAAAAACATCTTATAATTTTTATGGTTATGTAGAATTTTCAAATTATTTAAAGAAAGTAATGAATAAAGATGTGACAGAGGATGATAGTGAAGAAGAAATAAAGCGTAAACAAGAGAGATCTATAAAAAGAGAATATTCAAATCGTATGATAGTAATAGATGAAATACATAATTTAAGAGTATCTTCAACAGGTACTGGTAAAATACAAATAAAAAAGGAAAGTTCAAGAAATATAGAAAAGTTAGCACTTTATACAGATAATTTAAAAATGATGATATTATCTGCTACACCTATGTTTAATTCACATGAGGAAATTGTTTGGTTATTAAATATATTAAATATGAATGATAATAGGTTTATAATGGATATCAGGGAAGTATTTGATAGTAGGGGTAATTTTTTAGAAGAAGGTAAAGAATTATTAATACAAAAATCATTAGGATATGTAAGTTATGTAAGAGGTGAGAACCCTTTTACATTTCCGAATAGAATATGGCCGAAATATTCAAGAAATCCTAATTCATTATTATTAAAAAACGAAGATGAAATATGGAAATATCCTACATACCAAATAAATAGTGGTACTATAATAGAACCTATTGAAATTTTAGATTTAACAATAGTTAATATAGGAGAAGAACAACAAAAAATATATAATAAATTAATAGAAGCATTAAAAGCAGTTAATCCATCATTAAACGACCCTACAAAAAAAATAGGATTTACAAAATTAGAAGGTCCATTACAATGTTTAAATATGACATATCCTCATATAGAACAAGATAATAGTATTATAGAATTTTGTTATGGTATTAAAGGTTTAAAACGTACTATGTTATTCCAAGATAAAACTAAGTCAAATTATAGATATAAAGATTCAACTTTAAAAAATTTTGGAAGAATTTTTTCTCCAAATGAGATAGGGAAATATAGTGGTAAAATTAAAAATATTTGTGATTATATAAAAAAATCAAAAGGGTTAGTATTTGTTTTTTCACAATATATTGATAGTGGTGCAATTCCCATAGCTTTGGCATTAGAAGAAATGGGGTTTACAAGGAATAGTTCTTCCTCTTTATTTAAAGAAAGACCAGTACCAGCAATCGATTACTTAAATATGGAACCAATAACAGAAGATTCTGAAATAAAAATTACAGCAAAATATGCAATGATAACAGGTAATAAAAATTTAACGAATAATTTAAAAAAAGAATTAAAATTAGTTACAAATGCTAAAAATGTAGATGGTAAAGATATAAAAGTAGTAATTGTAACTAGAGCAGGCTCTGAAGGGTTAGATTTTGCATTTATTAGGCAAATGCATATATTAGACCCTTGGTATAATATGAATAGAACAGAACAAATTATTGGTCGTGCAGTTAGAAATAAAAGTCATTGTTTATTACCATATGAAGAAAGGAATGTAGAAATTTTTTTATATGCTACTTTATTAAAAGAGGATATAGAAAGTGCGGATTTTTATGTATATAGATTAGCAGAAAAAAAATCAAAAAAAATTGGTGTAGTAACAAGAGTATTAAAAGAAAATGCTATAGATTGTTTATTAAATAGAAAAGGATTAGATTTTTCAGTTGATATTATGAATAAATCAGTAAGACAGAGTTTATCGAGTGGTATTGAAATTGAGTTTCAATTAGGTGATAGAGAAAATAGTGCTGTTTGTGATTATACAACATGTTCTTATAAATGTTCTAGTAAAAAAATAGAAGATCAAGAAATAAATATAGATACATATAATGAGGGTTTTATAGTTATGAATATGGATAAAATATTACAAAGGATACGTATAATATTTAAAGAAAAATATATTTATAAAAAAGATAATCTAGTTAAATCTATTAATACATTAAAATCATATCCATTAGAACAAATATATTCAGCTTTAGATTTTTTAATAAATGAAAAAAATGAATATATTATTGATTCATTAGGGAGATTAGGGAGATTGATAAATATTGGAGAATATTATATGTTTCAACCTATTGAAATTGAGAATAATGATTTAACATATTTTGAGAGAACAAATCCAGTCGCATATAAACGTAATAAATTAGAAATACAATTACCTGATAAAATAACTCAACCTGATATATTTACTGATAAAAAAACTAAAACAAAAAAACAGACAAATATTTATAATGAAATAGAGAGACACTATCATAATCTTATCAATCCTTCGAAAATACCCACGGACCAAAAGGAAATTTGGTCTAAATCTGCTGCATGGGCTATTTTGAATTTAAATACTTATAATTTGTTTGATAAAAATATTTTAATACAAT